AACAGTATCAAACATACCAGTATGTTTAATAATATTAGCAGTGTTTTGTAATTCAGCAGATGCTGCTTTTTCCATTCTTTGTTCAAGTAAGTCATGCTTAATTTCATCATCAGACCAACCAAGAATTTCTCTATGTGCTCTGGTCCATGACATAACGCCAAATCCATTACCTAAATCAACTACAGCGTCTTTAACTAAAGTAACTTTTTGTTGTAAATGCTCAACTTTAAGCATTTCTGCTTGTGTTGATGGGTTATTCATTGTTAATGTGAAATTATCCAAATCCTCATCAAAACCTAATAAATACAAATGAATGATTGCAATTTTATTTAACTCTTGCAACATTGATTGTTGGATTCTATTTATTGTTCTAGAAAAACGTATATCTTGTATTGCTAAGTTTTTACCCTCACCAGTTGTTTCTTCAAAACCTAAGAATGGTTTAGGTACACGCAATGCTGTGAATAAGTTTCTTTGTAGATATTCAATATCCGCAATTTGGTCCAAGTTAGCAGCACCAGGCAACGTATCAATAGGGCTAGGTGCATTCTCAGTTCTAACTGGAATAAAGTAATCTTGGTCATTCGATAATTGATTATATCTAAGGTCAATTTGACCAGTTTGTGGGTCAATAATTGGACTTCTTTTAAATCTATCCGCAATTGTATTTACGTAAGCCTCAACATCCTTATCATCGATGTTACCAACGTATATTTTGTATATTCTTCTTTCTGGTGCTCTAGTAACACGATAAACAAGCATGGAATCTTCAGATAAGATAAGTTGTTTCCAAATACGTCTTGCTTTTTCCAATACTGATGTACCATAAGGTAAACGTCTATCATCACCTAATAAACGGAAATGAGCTATTTGCCATGAATTAAATTCAACATCTCTACCTCTCCAGTAAAATTTAACTTTATCACCACTATTTTTATTATCACCTGATATTTCTCTACCACTAACCATTTCAAATAGACCGCCTTCTCTTCGTTCCATTTCATAGTTAGGCATTTGTTTTGCGCCCAAAATACCACCAACATCATCAATATTTAAGAATAGAAAATTATCTCCATATTTACATGTATTTCTAGTCCACATAGGTAGTGTAGAGTGAATATCTAAACGGTTAAAAAATAAATCCTCTAATATTGTTTTAACTCTTTTACTATCAGAATAAATGTTTAATACCCTACCATTGCTGTTAAGAGTTGTTGATTCTTCCATCATAACATCTAAAGCTGCTGAAATTGTTGGGTAAAATTCCATTGCTTCAAAATCCGCATAGGAACTAACACGAGTTGTTTCATAGTTTATCGATTGTTGAAATAAACCATTCTCAACTTTTTTCCACATTTGACCCAAATATTTGCTTTGTTGGGCCTGAAGCTTAGCTAAATCGTATTCGCCTTTGCTATCTGTTTTAAGTAGCTCATTACTACCTATATTGAATCTCTGCGTGCTTCTTCTTTCAACCTTGTTTAAATAATCTGGTGAGATTACTTGTCCAAGTCTTTGAAATATTGTTAAATTTTTATTTGCCATAGTTTTTTATAATAAATATATTAATTTTTCATATAAAATTAAATAGTTAGCTTATTTAATACCACTAAATAACCACATATAATCACCTCTAGGGTCTTGTGCGTTTCTATAAGCTATATGATTAGGGTTTGGCTTGTTTACTATTCTCTTTGTTTCTGGGTCAACAGAAGTTGTTACTGGTCTATTATTTGCGCTTGAAACCCAACTACTAAGCATAGCTTTAGTTTGTTTTTCCAATCTCTCTAAATTTTTAAAAGAATGTTCTGCAACCCATAAACACATAGCCATTGCCATTAATAAGTCATCATGATAACCATCCATGTGGTCTGGTCTACCATTTTTATATACAAATGTTTTCATTTCTGAAATCATTCTAGATGAACGTATTTTAACTGTGTTGGTTCTTATATTAAACTCTAAGTTTGAAACCATTGGTAAACGTACAGCTGTTGCTTGAAAACCTGGTATTTTATCTGATTTATTGTAAGCACTCAATTCTCTTTGTCTAGTTGATAAAATTTTAGAACCTACTGTATCGTAATGTAAATTTTTGTAATCGAATTCTAATAGTTTTAAAACGGTAGAAACACCCATACCACCTGTTATATCGACAACAACATATGCATTGTATCTTAAACCATATTCTTCAACTATTTGAGCTAATAAATCTGGTTGTATTTTACCTTGATATTCCATTACTTGTTCCATATCAGTAAAATCAAGAATAACGATTGTTGAACTATCTTCACCATCACCACGCGAAACGTCACACCCTAACAAATATTGATGACCTTCTTGCGGTTCTTTCCAAACCCATATTTCATGCTCTGCACCAAATGTTAAAACTGGTTCAATAACATTATTTTTTTCTTGCATTTCAATGTATTCTTCATTAATTACGTTACCCCCAGAACCAATAAATGATACATCAAGCTCTTGTGCAATCATCTTGGCATCGTTGTTCATACCCATACACATTTGCTCATACCATGTAGAAGTTGGTTTCCAACCATCATCTATCATTTTTTTGTATGATTCAAAATTAAATTCTACTTCTATAACAATATTATCATCTTTAACCCATCTTAAATCTTTATTGTAACGCAAATCTTCATACCATTTCATTTCAATAACATTGAAATTGTTTTTCTTTGTTCTTGCTTGGTCATAAGTTTTGTAATACAATGCATCCATACCATTTGGTGTTGAGATAAGCGTTGCTCTACCCCCAGTACCCAAGGCTGTTAATGCGGCACCAAATACTTCAGCACCATTATCAATATATGCAGCCTCATCCATTATAAGGAACGTAGGTGTAAAACCACGTAATGCATCCTTAGACGTTGCAACGGCTTTAACACGGCTACCATTTGGTAATTTAATCTCTTTCTTTGAATCTGTAAGGAAGATAGATTTTTCTTCGTTTTTTTGGTTCCCATAATATTCTTGACCCCAAATCCATCTAGGTAATTGAGTTAAGAAATCTTTTATCTTAGCTAAGAACTCAAAAGCTAACTCCTGTTTGTTGGCAATGATTAGAATGTTTTCTGGGTTATCAACATCGGCCCAACCAACCTTTATTGACATATAAGCAGCTGTTGTTGTAGATACCCCAGCCTGTCTTGGTTTTGTTACTAAATTAAATCGATGTTTTTCATATGCGTTAATTATTTCTTTTTGTCTTGGAAATAATTTAAATGGTACAAAACCTTCTTGTGTTTTATCAAATGTTTCCAAATATGTCTCAATTGCATATGTTGGATTTAATAAACATTTTGTGTATTCTTTTAGAATTTCTTCAGTTGTTAACATACATTTTTTTATTAATAAATATCTTAACAACTAAGAAACGGTCATTTTAAACAATAAAGGCTCCATATGGAGCCCTTACTTTAAAATAATTCATCTATATCATATCCTTCATCGACATCGTCATCGTCAAACAACTCATCAATGTTAAATGCGTTACTTTTTTCTACTTCTTCAATAGCTTCATTGAATTCATCTTCATTTAATTCCTGTCTAACTTTATTTGCAATTTCTTTTACTATTTTTTTACCTTGCTTTGTGTTAGCCATTATTTCTTTCATCTTGGTATTAAACTCATTTACTGGTAATGCGGCCAAATCAGCATAAATGTGATGCTTTAAATTAAAATCATCAGAATCCATGGCATCAGTAAATCTACCCCAAATACCAGGTCCCAATCTCATATCCCATGGTTCAGCTTTTAAAAAGTCTGCTTTGTTTATAACAAATTCACTTAATTTTTTATCAGTTGGTAATCCATGTGCTGACAAGATTTCCATAACACCCTTAACCAATTCATGAATTAGAACTGGGAATATCATACCTTGTGCGTGGATAATAGCTTTTTCGTTTTCGTTTTTAGGTAATTCTACTTTAACAACACCACCACTAATACCATTATCCATCTGTGGGATTACATAATACATATAATCAGCGGCAGCCATTACCTTTGCATATTTGTTTGTTAATTTAGGGTCCAAATCTGTCAAGTCATCATCAACCATATGAAACATGTGATTGCATTTTTTTGCTGCACCTTGTATCATAGCATTTAAAAATCTTCTTTTATATACTTCACCAGTTGCATTTACCATTGAATCATGGTCATCAAATTCCATTTCAACTTGAATAGGTTTTTCGTTTTTCTTTGTACCTTCCAAGCTAATTTTAGGGGTTAATTCAGCGTGTATTTCAACAAGGTCTTCACCCATGTCGTATTCTTCTCTAATCATCTTTACAGCCAGTTCTTCAAGAGCTTTTTTGTGCTTTGATTCCATTTTCATGGTTTCCATAACCATTGGCATCATTTCACGCATAAGAGAATTGTTATCGATTGAGTCACTATCAAAAGCTCTTTTGTATCTGTTAACAACTTCTCTAAATCTTTCACCCATTATTTTTTCTTCGAATGTGTGTTCATCACCTTCTGGGAATATAGGGTGATTACCTAATGAATGTTTTCTATTCAATAAATCTTCCTCAAGTTTTGGGTGCATTCTTTCACTTAAATTTTCTGGGTATAATACACCCTCATTTAAAGTTTTTTTAGCGTTTTTTAAAGCTTTTTCAGCTATTTTTTTATAATCTGACATTTTATATTATTTTATATTTTTAACTTTAATGATTTTTCTTGTTTCTTGTATTGGTTGTGCTTGTTGTGTTGCTTGTTGTTTCAATTGCTTAACTGTTCTTGCAAATAAATTCAAATCCAAGCCAATCATACCTGCAAACTTTACAAGTATTTGGCTTTTTTCTATTGGGCTATTTATTAATCGTATTTTATTTGTTATAGGTCTACTTTTTTCCAATGCTAAACTTAATCTTTCAACATCAGCTTTAATATTTTGTTGTGGCTGTTGTGGTTGTTCCATTTCCCCTGTTTGTGGTTGTGGTGGTTGTTCGTTTATTTTTCTTTTATTACCACCAAATATTTTAC